CCCATCCGTCTTTCCACCTCATTCCTCGTCGTCGTTTTCTCTGCTGGTGCCGAACCAGCTGCTGGCCTTCCCGGATTTCTCCATACATTCCAGCATCCGCACTGTCGCGAACACATCCGCGTCAAATACGTCAATTCGCCGCTCCGGCTCGACCTTCTCGTACTGGATCATGTCGTCCGTCTTCTCGATGGCCTTCACGTTCTGCACGCAGTATTCGTAGGGCTCCGCTCCCAGGTAGTACAGGCAGTCGTTCTTCGCCTGCTTCTCGATGTGCCGGAATCCCTCGCTCTTCTTGTAGAAGTACTGCGGCTGGTCCACGATCTTGAATCCGGCCTTCTTCATCCCGACGAAGTATTCCCGGCAGAATTTCCGGTCGTGCCCCACCTGGCTGATCTGGAATCCCATCCGCTTCATGGCGATGAACCACGCCACCACCCGGTCGTGATCGTTCGTCGGCGCGTTGCACATCTCCAGCCATCCGTCATCCTTCCAGCCGAACAGCGGAATGTTGTCCTTGTCCGCCTTCTCCGTTGCTGCCGTGATCGGGAACCAGCAGTGTGGGATCGTGATGTCGATGCCCTTGTACTGCCCGTGCAGGCTTGCCGCCGTCAGGTCGTGCAGCTTCGACAGGTCCGCCCCGCCGTACCACTTCACCGGCAGCCGCGCCAGGCGTTTCAGCTTCTCCTGCAGCGGCAGATCCGCGTCGATCCCCAGCTTCTCCTCGGCCCGCGCGTTCGACCGCCGGAACTCGTCCAGGTTGAAGTATGACTTCATGGACGCCACAAACACGTTCAGCCGCTTGCTCAGGAAGTCTTTCCGCATCTGCGGATCGTTCTGGGCCTGCAGCGCGTCGTTCATGATGTCGCCCGGTCGGATCGTGACGCCGTAATTCGGGTTCGCCTTCTGGTGCTGCACCGGATCGAGGAAATCCACGTCCCCGTTCTCGTCCTTGTCCGCGCAGCAGATGAAAATAAAATACTGATCATCGCGGATCGTGCCCTTCAGCACCTTCCGGCAGTAATCCAGCCGCTGGGCGCAGAATCCCAGGGCGTCGTCGCCCGCCGTTGTGATCCCGATCATCAGTTTGTTGGTATATGCCGCCATCGCTTCCTGCAGGATCGTGTACTGCTTCGCGCTCTTGTACGCGTGCATCTCGTCCGCCACGACCACGTTCGCGTTGAAGGAGTCCTGCTTGTCCGGATTGCTCGGCAGTGCGTTCAGCGAAACGGAACCGCCGCCCAGGCGCTCGTTGATCACCGCGTGGTTGAAGCTGTTGTCCACCACGCGCCACCCGGCTTCCGCCAGTTTCTTGTCCGTCTTGTACAGCAGGTTGATATTGTACTTCCAGCTGTCGAACGTCTCCAGTGACTGCTTCAGCGAAGCGCCCACGCAGTATACCTTCGCGCCGGAATCCTTCCGCAGCAGCGCCAGGCCCCAGGCCAGCGCCGCCGCGAACAGCGTCTTGGAGTTTTTCCGCGCGATGAAGATAAACGCCTCGTGGCACAGGCTGATCTCCGTCCCCTTGTGGTAAAAGATCAGCATCCCATACACGCAGAACTTCTGCCACGGCTCCAGCAGGAAAGGCTTCCCGCGCATCGGGCTGCCGTCCAGCGCTTCGCCTTGCCGGTGATGGAATGTCGCCTCGATGATCCCGATCACGAAATCCGCGTCCCGCGTCCGGATGTCCAGATCCTCACGCTCGCAGAAATCCAGGAACCGCTGGCACCCCAGCACCCGATCCTCGCCCGCGATGATCAGCCCGGCCACCACGCCGTGCGCGTAGCTGAACACCTCGTCGGCATACTTGCCCTTGACCGTCCGGCCCTGTTTATTCTCTCCGGGCCGGTTCCGTGTATCCGTCACTTGCCATCAGCTGCCCCGGTTGCCTTCTTCCTGGTCTGCGCCACGGTCTTTTTCCCCGCAGCGGCCACCCGCGCCGCCGTCTTCACGCCGGCCTGTTTCCGTGCCGGCGCCTTTGCTGCCCCGGCCTCCTCCGGCAGTTTGTCCGCCGTCTCCACGTAGCACTTGCTGTTCCCGCCGTTATATGCGCCGGTGCGCATTGTCTGGATCTCCTCCTCGACCCGCGCCAGCTCGTCGTCCTTCCGGATCTGCTCCGCCAGGTATTCCACCAGCTTCTGGTACGTCTCCGCGCCCACCACGCTGCCGATGTACTGCACGCCGTACATCATGTTCGCGTCCAGCAGGCCGTCCTGCTTCAGATCCACGCACTCATTGATAAACCGCCGCATCATGTCCTGCGGATACCCGCTGCCGATCAGCCCGATCACGATGTCCAGCGCCCGGACGTTCGCCCGCACCACCGGCAGATCCGCTGCTGTCACCTTCACCGTTATTTCACTATTTGCCATCTTTCTTTCCTCCCGGTTTTCCACACGTTATCCACAAAAGCACCCGCCGAACGCCACGCGCAGCGGGTGTTTATCATATTCCGGCAGATCGAAGCGAACCGCCCGCCGAAATCATGATCCCGTATTCTTCAGCAGCTTCAGCTCTCCCAGTGCCAGTGCCAGCGGATCGTCCGGTTCCTGCGGTTTCTTCCCGATCGCGCTCTCGTTCAGCTTCTTCACCGCGCTGGGCGTCATACCCATCTCCCGCGACAGTTCGATGATCCGCTTCTCCACGAAATCGATCTCCGTCAGCAGCGGGTTCTTCACCGCGTAGCTGTTGCCGCCCTTGTTCGTCTGTTTGATGATCGCCGCGCCGCCGCTCTTCCGGAAAGCCTCCTTCGTCTGCTCCCGCCGGATGAACAGCTCCGCCAGCATCTGGATCTCCCACTCGAACTCCTCCCGGTAGATCCCCAGCCCGGTCAGGACGTTCCGGATCTTCACCCGCATTCCCTTCTCCGTCGTCACCTTCACGCCCTCACCTCCTCAAATTTGCAACTGTTGCAATTTTCAGCTGATCTTCACGGCCTGCTGGCCTGTGAACGTCTGCCACCGATCGATGATCAGATCCACATATCTCGGATCGATCTCCATCATGTAGCACGACCGTCCCAGCTGCTCCGCTGCGATCATTGTCGTGCCGGTGCCGCCGAACAGATCCAGCACGCTTTCCGCCTTGCTTGCGATCCTCAGGATCGTCGCCGGGAACTCCACCGGATAAACCGCCCGGTGGACGTCTGCGAACTCATTCTGCCCGACGGACAGTTGGATCACGTTGTTCGTGTTCCCGTGAAAGTCCCCGAACGGGATCGCCCGCGTGTGGTTCTCCTCGCAGAATACGAACACGAACTCGAATTGATTGTTCAGCACGTTGGACTGCATCTGAGGCGCCGCTTTTAACTTGTCCCAGATGATCACGTCCACGAACGTGTCCTTGTACGCATCCAGCCAGCTGATCAGATCCGTCTTGTTATCCGCCAGCATCTGGATATTCAAAAACTGGCCGGTCGAATGTGCCCGCATATTCGTGAAGGCACCGTTCAGTAAATCCAGCCAGCCGGTAATATCATCCTCGTGCGTCTCATACAGTGACTCGCGTTTCTTCATTCCGCGTTCGTAATGATCACGCAGCTTTGCGCTTTTTGATTCTCCATACGGTGGACTCGTGATGGACACATCGGCCCGTTGTCCGCCCATCAGTTTGTCCACGTCCAGCGGATCCGTACTGTCTCCGCACATTAAACGATGCCGGCCAAGCTGGAAGATGTCGCCCCGCTGTGCGACCGGTTCCGCAGGTGGTTCTCCGGTGTACCCGTCCTCCTGGACGTCCTGTTCCGCAATACCCCCCCCCGGTCAGGAATTTTTCAAAGTCCAGGTCGAAGCCTTCAAACGTCAGCTCCTCCACGTCCTGCTGCAGGTACTCGTTCCACTCGCTCTCGTTCAGTTTGTTGTCGATGATCCGAAGCTCGCGGATCTCGTCCTCTGTCAGTTCTACCGTCCGCACGACCGGCGCCTCGGTGAGCCCCAGCAGTTTCGCACCCAGCACGCGCCCGTGCCCAATCACGATCACATTGTTCTCGTCGATCACGACCGGCTGCACCCATCCGAACCGCCGCAGGCTGTTCGCCAGGTTCCGGACCTGACTTTCCGGGTGATCCTTCTGGTTCCGCTGGTACGGCAGCAGCTCGTCGATCTTCATCGGCACCGTCTTCGCCATCAGCTCGATGCTCTGCCGGATCCGCTCCGCCTGTTTTTCGGTCAGTGTGGATCCATTTTCTGTCTGATCG